TTCTTAAACTGGAAGATAAACTGAAACTGTTGGAACTGGCACTGACTCTTGCATATGATACCAAGTGTAACTATGAAGATGTGTTTGCACAGACACGCATGTGGGATTCACTGACATATTCCTATCTGTTGCAACAGAAGATTATTGTGCCACCACGTGAAGTGCAGGATAAAGATTCCGCATTCGAAGGTGCATACGTGAAAGAACCACAAGTTGGTCTACATAACTGGGTTGCCAGTTTCGACTTGAACAGTCTGTATCCTCACCTGATGATGCAGTATAATATTTCGCCGGAAACTCTAATCGAACCGGCAGATTATACGCAAGAAATGCGTGATGTTCTATCGCAAGGTGTTTCTGTTGACAAACTTTTGAAATGTCAAATTGACACATCAAGTTTATCTGGCGTCACAATCACACCTAACGGGCAATACTTTCGAACTGATATTCAAGGTTTCTTGCCTAAGATGATGGAAGAAATGTATGTTGACCGCAGCAAATTCAAAAAGATGATGTTGCAGGCCAAGCAAGAGTATGAAAATGAGACCGACGATTCGAAGAAGTATGACATTGAAAAACGAATTGCACGTTACAATAACCTACAACTTGCAAAGAAGGTTTCACTGAACTCCGCTTATGGTGCTCTCGGTTCACAGTATTTCCGTTTCTATGATTTGAGAATGGCTCTCGGTGTTACCACTGCCGGTCAATTGTCGATTCGTTGGATCGAAAATAAGATTAACCAGTACATGAATAGTATTCTTAAAACAGAAAGTGTTGATTATGTCATTGCATCAGATACTGACTCGATCTATCTCAATCTTGGACCTTTGGTGCAATCTGCGATGGGGGACAGAAGTCAAGATATTAACCGGGCGATATCCTTCATGGATAAAGTTTGTGAGACTAAGATTCAACCGTTTATTGACAAGTCTTATGAAGAACTTGCTGACTATGTTAAGGCATATTCACAAAAGATGCAAATGAAACGCGAGGGTCTGTCCAACAAAGGTGTGTGGACTGCCAAGAAGCGTTACATTCTGAATGTGTATAACAACGAAGGTGTTCAATATAAAGAACCACAGATGAAGGTCATGGGACTGGAAATGATTAAATCATCCACACCATCGGCAATCCGTGAGAAGATGAAAGCGGCAATTCAGTTGATGATGACTGGTACCGAGAATGATGTTCAAAACTTCATTGCCAACTTCCGAGAAGAGTTTAAAAGATTACCACCAGAAGAGATATCTTTTCCGCGTGGGCTTAATGGTTTGAACACATATTCAGATTCAGTTACACTATATAAAAAAGGTACACCAATTCACGTTAAAGGTGCAATTCTGTATAACCACAACCTCAAGTTGATGGGATTGGAAAAGAAGTATCAGAAGATTCAAGAGGGTGAAAAGATCAAATTCACCTATCTTAAGATGCCGAATCACTTCAAAGATACCGTTATTTCTTTCCCTTCCAGAATACCAAAAGAGTTTGAACTTGACAGGTATATTGATTACGATGTACAATTCGACAAAGCATTTTTGGAACCAATTCGTGTGATATTGGATTGTATGAAATGGAAAGTTGAGAAGAATAATTCTTTGGAAGACTTCTTCAGTTGAAATATAAAAGGAAAACAAATGAGTATTCTTGATAAAATTAAAAAGAACAGCAGCATCAAAGATTCTGCTATTCTGGCGAAATCAAAATTCTTTACTGATAAAGATATGATTCCTACGGCAGTGCCAGCAATCAATATCGCATTGTCTGGTAAACTAGATGGTGGTTTAACACCAGGTCTTACGATGTGGGCAGGTCCGTCCAAACACTTTAAGACGGCCTTTTCTCTATTAATGGCTAAGTCTTATCTAGATAAATATCCTGATGCAGCACTGCTATTTTACGATTCAGAATTCGGTACTCCGCAGTCTTATTTCGATAGTTTTGGTATCGACACTGAGCGTGTACTTCATACTCCTCTTACCGACATTGAGCAATTAAAGTTTGATGTAATGCAACAATTGACACAATTGGAACGTGGTGAACACCTTATCATTGTGATTGATTCAATTGGTAACCTTGCATCCAAGAAAGAGGTTGAAGATGCACTTGAAGGCAAGTCTGTTGCAGATATGTCACGCGCCAAACAAGTTAAGAGTTTGTTCCGTATGGTAACACCTCATTTGTCTTTGAAAGACATTCCAATGATTGTTGTTAATCACACATACAAAGAAATAGGTATGTTCCCGAAAGATATTGTTGGTGGCGGCACCGGTTCTTATTATTCTGCTGACAACATCTTTATTATTGGTCGCCAACAAGAAAAAGAAGGAACTGAAATTGTTGGTTATAACTTCATCATTAACGTAGAAAAGAGTAGGTATGTTAAAGAAAAATCTAAAATCCCTGTGTCTGTATCTTTTGGTGGTGGCATTAGCAAGTGGTCAGGCTTACTTGATATTGCACTGGAATCCGGACATGTCATCAAACCCTCAAATGGGTGGTACAGCAAAGTGGATGTATCCTCCGGCGAAGTAGAAGATAAAAAATATCGAGAAAAGGATACTGATTCGAAAGAATTCTGGTTGTCTGTTCTGAAACAAAAATCATTCCAAGAATTTGTTGAAAACAAATATCGTGTTGCCTCAAGTGAAATTATGCAGAGTGAAGACGATGAAGGTGTCTTAAATGATTGAGGGTGTTGATTTTTGTTATATATATCCTAAGAATGATGCAACAACAGTTCACATCAAATTTCTACAAGGACCTTATAAAGATACCGTATTCAAATATGGTAAGGTTAAAATAAAAGAAGAAAGTGACGGAGTTCATTTACTTTTTGCTTACGATGTGTTAGAATCTCAAGTCAAGAAACCAGCCAAACTGGAAAAAGACGAAGATTTCAAAAATTATATTGGTGACTTATTGGTAGAGATAATGTCATCTAATATGGATGAGGATATTATTGATGAAACTGGAACAGACAATACTGAAAAACTTAATTTACAATGATGAGTATCTACGCAAAGTTTTACCTTTCATAAAATCCGAGTATTTTACCGACAGAACCGACAAAACGATCTTCAATCAAATCACATCGTTCGTTGAAGCCTATAATTCGACACCTTCAATTGAGTCGTTGGTTCTGTCTATCAAAGAAAATAGAAGTCTGACGGAAACAGAACTAGAAAGATGTGAATCGTATCTTAAAGAAATAGAAGACGGCAAAAAAGAAGAATCTAAGATTGAATGGCTTGTAGACAAGACTGAACATTTTTGCCAAGAAAAAGCAATCTATAATGCAGTTCTTGGTTCAATTTCGATTCTTGATGGTAAAGATAAAACACATGATAAGGGTCAGATTCCCAAGATTCTCTCTGATGCACTAGCTGTCAGTTTTGACAGTTCCGTTGGTCACGATTATCTGGAAAATTCTGATGATCGTTATGAATTCTACCATCGAAAAGAAGAAAAGATTCCTTTTGATTTGGATTATTTTAACAAAATTACCAAAGGTGGTCTTCCTGCAAAGACATTAAATATTGCTCTTGCAGGCACCGGCGTTGGTAAAAGTTTGTTCATGTGTCACGTTGCTGCGTCATGTATGGTTCAAGGCAAGAATGTGCTATATATTACCATGGAAATGGCTGAAGAAAAGATTGCAGAACGTATTGATGCAAACTTGTTGAATGTCACTGTGGATGATTTAGTCAACTTATCTAAGGAAATGTATGACAAAAGAATCGCAAAGTTAAGGGAAAAAACTGTTGGTAAGTTAATCATCAAAGAATACCCAACAGCAGCAGCATCGGTAACACATTTTAGGACATTGTTGAATGAACTCAATCTCAAGAAAAGCTTTGTTCCTGATATTATCTTTGTGGATTACCTCAATATTTGTTGTAGTTCTCGCGTTAAGGCAGGATCAAATGTCAACAGTTATACCTATGTTAAAGCAATCGCAGAAGAATTGCGAGGTCTTGCCGTTGAGTTCGGATTACCTATTGTTTCTGCGACACAAACAACAAGAAGTGGATATACTTCTTCCGACCCCGGATTGGAAGACACAAGTGAGTCTTTTGGTTTGCCCGCTACGGCAGACTTGATGTTTGCATTGATTTCTTCCGAAGAACTGGAAGAACTTGGTCAGATTATGGTCAAACAGTTGAAGAATCGTTATTCTGATCCAACACAATATAAACGATTCAGTCTTGGTATTGACAGAGCAAAGATGCGACTGTATGATGTGGAACAATCTGCACAAAACGATATTATTGATTCTGGTAATGACAAACCATTGAATACTTTTGGCAATAGAGAAATGAAAGCCAAAAAAGCCTTTGAAGGTTTTAAAGTATGATCTTGAACATAGACGATGCAATTCACTGTGCAAAAGTATTCAAAGATTACTTTGGTGAATTCAATCGTATCGATGAGTACATGCGAAATCAAAAGTTGGCATCTCTTTCTGAAATGCCAAGCAATCCTCTTTTTCCATTAGAAGATGATTTGTTTTCTGATTTCAATATGCATCCGTGGGACATGGACTTTGAAGTCTGTGAGATTCCAATTGATCAATGGGAAAATCTACTGAACATCACCAGTTCTCACATCAACATTTCTCCTGTTGGTCGCCAGGTTCGCCTGGCTGTCATCGAAAAGAACACGAAGAAGATTATTGGTTTCATTCGCCTTGGTTCACCAGTAATTAATATGAAACCAAGAAATGAAATGTTGGCGCAGGTGTTCACTCAACAACCAGAGTGGGCAAAACGATTCAACGATTCTGCAATGATGGGATTCGTAATTGTTCCTGCACAACCATTTGGTTACAATTATCTTGGTGGTAAACTTCTTGCAAGTATTTGTACATCACATGAAGTTCGTGAAATCGTCAACAAGAAATATGGCATGAACCTATGTTTGTTTGAGACAACCAGTTTGTATGGTAGTACAAAGACAGTTTCTCAATATGATGGTATGAAACCATTCATTCGTTTCAAAGGTTTAACTGATAGTGATTTTGTACCACTTATGCATGGTAAACCTTACGAAGACCTGAAAGAATTTGTTGAAAGTAAAGTTGGAGATATTGTTGATCCGGAATCATCAAGTAAAAAACTAAAAACAACAATGACAATCATTGCTATGACTAAAAGTGCATTAAAGGCTGACAAAGACGCATTAAGTGACTTTAATGATACAATAAGTAAAGCAAAGAACCTGACAGAACAGAAGAGATATTACATCAGTGATTATGGTTTCAAGAACATGATCGATTACGTCAACTGCAAAACCGATAAACTAATTCCTGGTGAAAACTATGAAAAACATCATCTTGCCAATTTGATTCGTTGGTGGCAAAATAAGGCTGCTGGTCGATATGCAACATTACAAACGGAAAATAAATTAAAAACTGATCTAGAGGTGTGGACTTCAGGTAAAGAGATACAGATCATAAGATGAAGACTAAATAATAAATTATAACAACAGGAACTGAAATGGCCGACTTGGGTAGCAAAGCCACTGATGGTAGATTATCTTTCACGAAGTATGTGACAGAAAATAAAAGATTCTCCGAAATCGATTTTGAGATCGAAAAGGGAAAGTCTACTGTTCTTTATACCAAGAAAGGCAAAAACATAGTTGCTGGAACTAAAGAATTTAAGGCTGGCACCAAAATTAAGATAACTGATCGAAATATGTTTGAGATTGGTAAATTGAAGATGGCTTCGGTGAAAATTGGCCAAACTTCTGGTTATATTCCAATCAATGTTATTCGCAAACCAACAGGTGGTAACGGTACACAATATGAAGATGAAGTTGTTGATGCCATCAATGCCTATATTCTAGATGCTGGTGGCAAAATTGATGTTAAATTGAAAGGTGACAACAAAATATATAAAGACATTGCCTATGCTATAAAAGTTGATTCTCCAATCAAACAAAAAGCGGGTGTGAAAGGAGATCCCAAAGCCGACATTATTCTTTGCAAAGATAATAAAAATCCTACTGCAGCCGGCTCGATTTATGTTTCTCACAAGAAAGAAGGTGGACCAGAAGCTTTTCAACAATATGGTGGTTTGTCCGAACAAGCCGGCGAATATATCTACAATCATCCTCTTGTTCAAAAGTTTTTGGGAGAAGTTGCCAAAGTTATTGGTAATAGTGATCAACTTCCTATGCCAGTTATGGGTGAATTCACTAATGATGAACTTGCCAATATGTCGATTTATGGGCCAGATTATGGGCGCCCATTCTCTTTACAACATACGCAGTTGATTGGTCAAGGCAAACCAGTGTTTAAAAATATGGGTAAACACATAGAACTTGACTTCTCTAGTCACATGAGTTTGTCTGGTGACTTATCACACTTTAAAGGTGGATACTTACCGGTCTTTGGTGCAACATTTCGAGCTGGTCGAGGATTCACCTATAAGAATAAACGTTATAATGGTGCTCGCGTAGCTATCTACCCATACAAGTTGATGGCCACTCGTGGTGGTCTGTTAATAGTAAAAATTAAAAAATAAAATTAATACACCTAAACTTTAAAAACTTATAATGCCACTAAACGAATTCGACAAAATTTTAAAAGAATATAAAGAATCTGATTTCGATTACGGTTTCTCTGCCGTGTCGGAAGAAGACTACAATTCAGTAATCAACAAAACAGAACAGACAGCTGAAGACTACAAAAAAAGACTAGAAGATATTGAGAAAATAATTGTGCCTCTCCTGAAGAAACTACATAGTACAGGCGACAAAGAATATATCTACTGGCCAAATCGCAAACCTATTATTGAAAAACAAATAGAAATTATATTGAAACTTACAAGAGGTTAAATTATGAGCGTGACTGTGATTATACCAACTACTGGTGCACCAGAGTTGAAAGATGCGATTCGTAGTGTACTGAATCAATCCTATGATACAAAGTGTTATGTTGTTGCGGATGGACCGAAATCACATTCTAGAACAAGAATCATTTCAGATGATTTTTTGGATAGAAAAAACTTAACACGATGCTTTCTACCACTTAATGTTGGCGCAAACGGATTCTATGGTCACAGAGTCTATGCAGCTTTCACTCACCTGATTGATACCAAATATGTGGTTTACCTGGACCAAGACTGTTGGTTTGAACCAGACCATATCGATAACTGTATCAAAACAATAGAACAACAGAACCTGGACTGGTCCTATTCACTCCGAAAGGTGTGTACAAAAGATGGTCAATACATATGTAATGATGATTGTGAATCTCTTGGTAAGTGGAAAACATATCATGGAGTTAATCATATAGATACTAATTGCTATTGCATTAAAACTGAAGTTGCGATAAAATTAGCACAAGTATGGCATGGCGGTTGGGGTCAAGATCGTGTTTGGTTGAATGTGTTATCACAACATTTTCCTAAATTCGACTGCACAGGAAAGTATACTGTCAACTATCGTGTTGATGGTAATGCTGGTTCTGTT